AAGAGCCGACTCACGAACCTGAAGAGTTTTGTTACCCCAAATTACCGGACCAACATCAGAGAAGGTAGCAATTGGGTTGAGTCTTCCTTGATAAAGGATGTCTCTATCTTCTTGTGTAAGTTTTCTTCTTGCCTTGACCGCATTTACCAAACCTCTTGAGTAACCTGCCGATGCGAACCAAGGGAATGCAATGTTATCGGTAAGAGCTAAGTTTCTCACAACTTCGGATGTTGGTGGTATCCAAAGGTTGGTGTTGTTCACACTATCTTTAACTAAGATCCAAGGATAGTAAGTAGCGGTGTAGTTAGAGTCAATATCACTATCCTCTAAATTAACGACCGCATCTGTTGGATAGATGAAGTCCTCAGGATCTGAAGTGGTCGCCACAAACATTTCATAGTCAGGTGTGGTTGTGATATAAATTGAGTCAGCTCTGTCTTGTTCGACGATATCGATAGCGTCTTGTACAAGAGCCAAGTTATTCACATAATCAATACCTGGAGTCACAAACACGTTGATGTTGACAGACGCTGGGTTATTAAATGTTTGGAAACCTTTAAGATATGCGTAGTAGTCCGTGTTCGCCCATTCAGTGTTCTCACCATCGGTGATCTTCTTAAACGCTCCCCATCCTGATGCATCGGGGAATTGTGCTGTTGCTGCCGCTCCAAGAAGATATTTGGTATCTCCGAGTTGGTAAGCATCTGCGTTGGTTCTGTATTCTCTGTAAATATCCCATCCATCAAATCCTCCTGCAGGTAAGAGAGTAAATTTACGTGAGTAAATTTTATAGTAAGGACTTGTCGAAGAGGTTGGTTCCGCTTGGAAAGTAGCAACACCACACTGGTATGCTGATTGACCCGAAGTTACATATATACTTGGAATCGTGATTGCACTTGCGTTAATATCCATGTGGAAACCTTGAGTTAGGTATGTCCAATCAGCTGATGTTGTATCAGTTGCGATGTTATCAGGTAATTGTTTTCCTTTGTATGAGAAGAAGTCCGCATCATAACCCTGTACATTAGAGAGACCCAAGTAAGTTCTTCTAACTTTATCACCCGAACTTCTAACACTTGATGCACCACCACCCGCAGTCAAAACAGGGGTGTTGAAAGGTGGTGTATAAACAAGTTGTCCTGGTGTATAGTATTGTGTCTTATAAACCAAGAAGGGAGAAATGTTAGTTGAATAATTTCTTGAGATATATCCTTCGAAACCACATGGAAGAGCGTCAACCGGGTGACCATCGACAATCTCAAGCATGATATACTTTGACTTCAATTCGTACTCACCATTAGCGGTACCAACCTTCAAAGCTATGTAACTTGGACTTGAAACATCCATAGTACAATTCGCAAATCTTTCCAAAACTACAGGATTTTCATCTGTATCGTAGAAATCACGAACCAAGATATCAAAGTTGTTATTGGCAAATGACATATTCACCAAAGAAATCTTGATTTGTCTGTTAGCATTATTACCATCGGAGATTGAAATAAATCTGAACAATCTTTCAACGGTATCACCACGAAGTTCAGAGACCACATAAGGTGTAGATGGTGTTTGATATTGTTCACAGTACCAACCGATTGTGTTTGGGTCCAAACTTTGAGCCGAGTCAAACGCAACCAAACTTGTTGAAAGACCCCTGACTTTACCCTTGTTGTAAAGAGTTGCTAATAAACCAGAATATTCTTCCTCAATAAACAAAGGAACCTCAGTTCTGTCTTTATTAAAGTTAGATCTACCAAAGACTTTTCCAACGAAATCTGTGTTGGAAGATTGGAAGGAAGTTTGGAAACTAAAGGTTACCGCATCTTTTGTAACACCAGAAACTGTGAAGTTATTGAAAGGACTTTGAGAAATTCCATTCAAATTATCCAAGATAACGACATCTGTGGTGCCTGTAACTTCATAGGTTGGGTTATTATTATCGTTGTATTGTGAAACACCTCTTGACCTGAATGTTCCCACGATTACGTTATGAGAGTCAGAGTAGGTCCCTGCGGTATATGAGTTTACCGAACCAACACAGGTACCTGTATAAGAACCGGTACCATTTGTAACAAGAGTTGAAATTCGAGAAGTAAATGATAAACCAGTATATGTGTCACCAGACAAATCAAACAAACCGTAATACCAAGTATCGTTACTAACTTGTGTAAAGTCAGCGTTTGATGCGTTCAAATTATCACAACCAAACACGTTAACAAGTTCTGTGAAACCAGCAGCTGTAAGTGCATTGAATGTACCTGCGGATAAAGAACCATATACATAAGCAGTATCTCCTGACAAAGTATTGTCTGAAATAATATCAAAAGCAAAACCCTCGATTTCATCTAATACAGTAGAAGTAGTACCATTTGCAAAAGTTACAGTATTACCTGTGACACTTGAAATGTATGAACTAGCACCACCACCTGAAAGGGTAATAGAGACGCTACTTGTAGAAGCTGTCGTACCCACAAAAGTGAAACCAAAAGTACCTAAGTTAGAGGACAATGCAACGGTGTCTACATCAGGGTTAGAAATGGTTTTGATTGACCAAGAAGGACCGGCATCATAACCAGAAAGACCCAAAATTCTTGTGACGAAAAGTTGGTTGGATTGTTGAAGATATGCTTTAGCTATATAAGCCGCTTCATATTTTGGGATTTGAGTGTTTACAAATTTGGTTGGATTGGTTCCTCCAAAATACAATTGGAATTCATCGAAATTTTTGATGAAGACGGGTTCAAAGGCGGGTCCTTGTAAAGTCTCACCGACGAGACCTAATGTTGTTACACCAACACTTTGAGCCACAAACGATAAGTCTCGTTCTGAAGTATATACCCCAGGAGATACGAATACTGAATTTGCTGTTGCCATTTTTTGATTAAAAATTCTTTACTTTTATTTTTTCATAAATATTATGGAAAATCTCAAAAGAATGGGGTTACAAAACAAATTTTTAAAAAAAGATAATTTTTTCTTACTTTTTTATCCTTGATTTAATACGTCAATAACGTATATTTTCTACATGAAGAATATAAAAATATCAGAAGAACATCATTTAGTATTAAAAAATTACTGTATGAAGAATGGTATTAAAATTCACAAATTTGTGGAAAAATTAATAACTGATAATTGTAAAAAAAAGAAAGACATATATGGTGAATGATCAAATCAACTTTGATGTCACCATAATTTTACTATCTTCATTACTGTCAACTTTTCTAATTGTTATTAAAACGGTATCACCATTATTGACAAAAACTAAAGGTGAATTTTCACCAAAATATTCATTATTGACGTAGACGTAATAACTTTCAACATTGATTAAATCACCAAATGTAAGATCGGCATTGAAATCAAACTTTTGACTCAAAGTTGTAAGACCATTCAAATAACTAAAAGAAAAGTCAGTATCTCTTAAATCGGGAACAACAAATTTTTGTCTTCTTCTTTTTGGAGGAACTACCTCAACCATCTGAAGTATTCTATTAATCGCTGGATAGACCTCAAACTCTTTTTCATCAATCAAGAACCCAAGCATTGTAAAACTATAATCTTGAATATAGTACTTTCTTTTTTCCAAATCCAAAACAGATTCATCCGAAACATTTTCTAAAACAATCGGAATATAATGACCCTTAATAAAAGTGTAAGCCTGTCGTGAGGCAAATTTGGAAACAACAACCTTATTAAAAGCATTCAACTCGGTCATTCTGTTACAAAAAATCTTTACATTAAAAGTAATATCAACAGGAACAGGTTGAGGTATTTTGTAAATGTCCATCCCTTTTCTGTTTCCATCCCAAGTTGGAACCTTAGCATAATAAAACATCTTCTTGTTAGGGATGTTGTATTTCAAAGCAGGATTAGATCCAAATTTTACATCAGGATTTCTAACGGTGGCGATAAAGGGTGGATTTATATTTTCATCTAAATCCGTAAAATTCCAAGTTTCAGCAAATTGTGCCCAATTCTGAGTAGTAATGATAATATCAATGGTGGGTATTTTTTTTCCTGAAACAACGGTTGAAAGATCATTCTTCACAAACTCCAACATCCCCAAATCAAGATCTTCGTGTAGAATACTTTTGGGAAGATAAGTCCCATCTTCTGTAATATAATCCAAAAGTTGTTCCCTCCTATCAAGAAGTATCTTATCAGGAACTAAATCAATTTTCTTCTTTATCTTTTTTGGAAATCCCATCAGTTTCCTCTAAATTCGTTGTCCTTAACGGGTGAAGCAATAATTGTCCTATAATAAGGATATACTCCTCCGTAAGTGTGTTTATTGTCTGAAGTTACTTTTCCGTCGTTTACTACAGTATAATATCTGACTCTTGATTCGGTTTCATAATAACCGATATAATCACCATATTTTATATCTATACCCAACTCTTCGAGTTCTGAAATATAAACAGATATTTGAATATTTCCTGGTTCTAAGTTTCTGAGTTTGGTGGATCCCAAGTTTTCATTTTGGGGTTCCATAACTCTTACATAACCTTTGAATTCAACGGGTGTTTTATAAACAATTCCATCTTCTTCTACTTCACCGTAAACATTACTTTTTTTTGTTTTGGACTGATCTATTTGATATAGAACTAATGTAAAGTTCATATCACCATAGAGCCATTCTTGACCCATCTCTAATTCTAAAGAAAAATCTTTGTCACCAAAAAATTTTGAAAGCCTGTTTATAGGTACTTTTCTATTCATACACTATAAATATTGAAAATAAGTTTTTTATTCGGGTAGTGGTACTTGGTCGAAATAATTAAATAGTCTCTCAACCTTAAGTTTTCCTGACTTTATTTGCTCAAGAATTGAATTAAAAATATCTGAATTAATCTTTAAAGCTCCGCCAACATATTCCAAACTCTCTAAGGATGTGACCGAAGTGTTACGAATATCCAAATCACCATCCACCCGAATCAAACTATTCAAATGTTTCAGGTTTTTAACACCATAAAGATCAAGATTTCCGTAAACCTCAACTAAATTATTGAAATATTTTAGGTCTTCAGGGTCATCAAAAAGAGTTACAAGAATTTTTCTATTGAAAAAATTTAAATTACCTTCGAATGACCATTTTTTGTGTCCGTGTTTTTTTAAAAAATTGAGGAATCCTCTTTCGCCATCAGGGAAAATATCAAAACCAGGTATTAACAACACCTCTTCTGTTTCCTCTTTTAATATTTTCTTGATTAGATCTTTCATGATATTTTAATTCATCTCTTGAAAAAATCCTCCACTCGCTGGAGCGGCCCAGATAGGCATCATTGCCGTTGTTGATACCTCTCTATTGAAAACATCCTCCACCCACATCGTTATAAGTTGTTCGAATACAGATTGTCCCTCATTAAACCACGTTGAAAAATTTTCGTAAAATTTGTAATAATAAAAAAGTTCTCCTGATTTTTTTAAACCTATTACCCATTCTTTTGTCTTTGGATTTACAATCCAAATTGACTCAGGTGAGTGCTTAAATCTATTTTCAGGAGTGTCCGTATAAATCTCATAACCTTGTGTCTCCATTTCCATAAAACCATAGAAAGCTTTGATTAAAGCGGGTTTGAGATCTGATGTTTCCTCCTTTAATATTTTCTTAATTAGGTCTTTCATGATATTTTAATTCCTATATTGAGAACGTCATCCACCTTTGTGAACCGAGGATGTACAAATCTACGAGCAGTCAATACCTCTCTTTTGAGAACGTCCTCCACCCATATCGTTATAAGTTGTTCAAAGACAGAATCTTCCACATTAAACCATTTTGAAAAATCGTTGTAAATGTAATGACTATGCCAAAGTTCTCCTGATTTTTTTAATTCTATCATCCATCTTTCGGTAATTGGATTTATAATCCAAATAGATTCAGGTTCATAAAATCTTTTTTCAGGAGTATCAACATAAATGTTATAACCCTCCATTTCCATAAAGGAATAAAACGCTCTGATCAATGCAGGTTTGAGATCCGATGTTTCCTCCTTTAATATTTTTTTGATCAGGTCTTTCATGATATTTTAATTCCTCTTTTGAGAACGTTTTCCACCTCGATTCGGTTCCTGCCACGTACGATGCGGATTGTTGACACCCCTCTTTTGAGAACGTCCTCCACCCATATTGTTATAAGTCGTTCAAATACAGAACGTTCCTCATTAAACCAATTTAAAAAATTGTCGTAAACTCCGTTATAATACCAAAGTTTTCCTGATTTTAATAATCCTATAATCCATCCTTTGGTCTTTGGATTGATGATCCAAATGGATTCAGAATTGTATCTAAATCTGTTTTCAGGAGTATCCACATAAATGTTATAACCCTCCATTTCCATTTCCATAAAACCATAGAATGCTTTGATCAAAGACGGTTTAATATCCGATGTTTCCTCCTTTAATATTTTTTTGATCAGGTCTTTCATATTATTGATAAATACACAAAAATAAACTATTTTTTATTACGTTATGGGAGAAACTTCATCCAAGACACAAAATTTGCCCGAAGTCAAGGC